TGTGCATCTAGGATGCTTTCCATATAATTAACCTTACTTTCCAGCACTGCTATACGCTTGTCTTTATCAAAACTAAACATGTGAACCTCACTTTAAAAGAAATCTACGTGAACCTGGTATATCTCTGACAAACTGTTGATAAATGTCAGGCATTGCGGATTGGAACAACTTGGAGTCAAACTTAGGACTTGCCTTTGCATTCTTCCAAGTGGCAAGAACTTGCCCTTCTATGTTGGACAGAACAGAGGCATCCCCCATATACCCTGCCACCAAGGTTTGATACTGCTCTTCCTGTGCCTCTAAAGCCTTGATATTGGCCTTGATTTGGGCTAGGGCTAGACAGGCTTGTTCAACGCTTGCAGAGGCTGTTTTAAGGGTTCCTGTGACTTCCTGTGGGTACAGCAGTCTTACTTGGTCTAGGTCTTCGGGGGGTAGAGTTGTTCCTGCTTGTGCATGACCCCACACGACTGCCATTTGTTTGATAAGGTCATCTTTCTGTTCATCCGTGATGGTAAAAGGAATAAGTAGGAATTCCTGTCCACCGAATAGAACGGCGAGATAAACCATATCGACACCATAGACAGCAGCTTCATGTACCAGTTGCGCCACATCCGCAGGGGGTGCGATGCCACTAACATCAAACTTACCACGCACACTAGCGTTGTAGTTCTTAGCTTCAACAAGGAAACTCTTACCGCCTTGCTTACCTGCAAAGTCAAAGTGGGACTTGAACCAAGGGTGTTTAGCATGGGTGAGACTCTCCTCTATCTTGACTAACTCTGTACCCAGTTGGGCTTGTGCCAGTCTGCCTATAACAGGTTCCATCACATGACCCATCGCCACAGCTTCTATGTCAGACAGGTCAGGTATGGGCATCTTGCCTTGCTTTGTCAGGATGACTTCGTTGGCTTTGCCATTGGCTACCTTGCGAGAGTCACCCGACCAAATGGCAGAGTTGCGGGTTGTTGCAGAAAAGTCACTCATGGGCTTCTCCTTGGGTGAAGACCGTATTGCCTTTCAGTAACTCTTCTTCTTCTGTCATCACATGGTCAGCAGCTTCCCAGTTGTTGGCAGTAAAGCTACAGCGTCCGTTAAGGCCACGTTCACCGCTACAGAAGGGTAGGTCAAGGATAGGCTTTAAATTGCCTGTAACGAGGCTTATAGGGCGCTCAAAGGCACATCTAGAGTATTCAGAGTCTAGGGGTCTAGCTTCTGAGGGCAAACAGTGTTTGCAAGTTATGCAGAACTTTGTCATGGTCACGAACCTTTCAAGTTAATTGGGATTAGATTATAAGCATGGTTAATTAGATGATGTCAAGTGTTTGTTGTTTATTTGTTCTCCTTATGTGTTTTGTAAATCAGCATGAAGATGATGGGGGCTATCGCTATCATCAATCCAAGTAGGAATATCAGACTCCAAGTTAACGCATTTAGCATATATATCTCCTGTGGTTACTAACGCTTTTATGATGACAGATTGGGGGTAGAGAATACCTTCTCTGACCTCATTAAGTAGTTGATTTGCTTGATGTTTGTTCATGTGTGTAAATCCTTTAGACAATACAAGGGCTACGGTAGGGATGATGATTAGTCAATGTCCTACTTTCAGCCTTGGGGCTGTCCTGTATGGGGCATACACCCGTATACAGTTCTGCTGCTTTATTTATCGACCCAACTATTCCGTAGTTGCCACGGTTGACTATCAGCCTACATGGTCGTTTATCACTTGGGGCAGAACCCTCGTGCAGCCGTCCCCCTTGGGCCAAGCTGAACCGCTTTCCTCCCACGCTGCCACAGTCAGGGGCACTTATTAACGTATGGGGTACGGCTGACGTAGGGGCATAAAAAAAACCGTTACAACTGCCCTCGGTAGGAACCCTACGGATTAAACCAAGGGCAAGGGCATGTGTAACGGCTTTCATTGGCTGCTTCCTACGGCAACGGTGCTGATATTAACTGGAAACCAAAAGGGCTGTCAAGAACCCTATGCAAAATATCCCTATTGCATACAGTACTTTGTCATGTAATGGGGCTTCACTTTCCCATGTGGGGGCAGTAGGGAATGCATCTCGCAGGGTGCGAGGGTACATGCGTGTGGTGTCGTTAAGGGGGCTTGGGGCTTTTATCATGGGGCTAATCCTTTAATGAAACGTGTGGAAAAGACAACAGCACCTTCAAATTCATCAGGGATTAGGTAGCTGTCGTGGCCTTGTGCAAGCATGTATTCATCTGCGTCATCGGGGTTCATGATGGCCTTTTCTTCTATGCTGTGGATGACTACCATCGGTTCAAGGTCATCATCAGAGACAGAGAATTGACCATGTAGCATTGTTCCGTACCATACTTCTGTGTGTTTCATGGGGCTGACTCCAACTGTAAAAGGGCTTGTTCTTTGCATTGTTCTACCTGTTGGGGGCTAAGACCCCCTGACAGGCTATATACGAGGTCTAAGGCCATCTTTTCTTTGCCATCGGGGGCAGTAATGGCTAAGACTAGGGCTTTTGTCAATGCTTCTTCATGTGTCATGGGGCTACCTCTGCAATTTTGTTTAAAAGGGCTTTTATCTGATTTTCAAGGGCTTTAACCCTGTCAGGCTTGTAACAGGGGTCATCGTTTGCATCTTCGATAAAGGGCAAGCAACGATAAAGCAATTCGAGCATGTCGGGGGCGGCTGCAATAAGGGCAGCATCTGCGGGGTTTCTCACGTCAACCCATACAATTTCGCCTACGGCATGGCCTTTGGCATCGTTGATAAGGTCAACCCGTGTAGAACGGGCATCGTGCAAAGTCCAAGGGGCGGGTGTGTGTTTCATAGGTACTACCTTTCAAGGGTTAAAAAAAGGGGCATACAAGCCCCTACAAGGGGCTATCTAAGTTCTTTTGCGGGTATGTAGCCATGCTCTGCCATAAATTCTTTTACGGTCAAATGCTTGGCCTTATACGTGTCGCCATGCTTGGTGAAACAGGCGTAAACGGCCTCGCCATTCTCATTATGGTCGTTGGCCTCGCCTACTAAGAAATTCTCCCCTAGCATCTTACGGGGCGGTAATACTTCCAGCATTTGCCAATACATGGCTTCGGTTGTCGGTATCCATTCGCTAGGGTTTGCGTCCATCGCATCCCATAATTCTTTCCATTCAAGGGGCTTATTCATGCTGTCACCTCTTTCCAAGGGCCTGACAGTTGGTCAAAGGTCTTAACGCTTAACAAAACCTTATCTTCGTTGTATTTGGGCATCTCTGTCCAAATGTCTATGTTTTTCATCTCTGAGCGTTTTGCAGCGTTTTCAGCTATCAATTCAGCATCTTTTAGGCTATCGCATTCGACAACCATAATGTTATCTTTGCCCTTTGCCATACCCCAATCCGACATGAATGTGTCCGTCATGGTTACGTAAAACAATGGTTTTTTCATGGTAACTTACCTTTCAAGTTGATTATGTGATTACCGAATGATAATCCCTATGCCTACAAAATAAGCATAGGGGTATCACTTAGGCCGTTGCTGTTTCAGTTGCTGCAACTTTAGGCCGTGAGCACCACGTAGGAACGTTAACCGTGTTATGTTCCCTCATAGGCATGATAATACCGACAAACAATGGCTCGCTATCAATATTGACAATACCGCTATCGTTACCCCGTTGCTTAATTTGAACGGTAACACCTTTGCAGCTAGACCCTAGGTCTTTTGCACAATCGTAAAAGGCTTGTATGTATTCGGGGTTGTACGTGCTAGGCTCAATACCGCTATCACTTACAACGCTAGGTACTACCCTATCACAATCGGGAAACATACCCTCTACCCTTTGAAATACTAAGCTTGTACTATCGGGGTTTATAACGGTAACCTTAACCCCGTCAACGGTAAAGCACAATGATTCGTTGCCCTTTTTGCCCGTTGCTGCCAGGCTCTTAACTGACTCAAACGGTAAAATGACGCTACCAGGGGTTGCTATCGGTGTTTCATCTATCAGCAAACGGCCTAGCATATGCCCGTTAGTTGCTTCGATATACGTACCCCGATTATTTTGCACCACGTGCAAACCGTTCAAGTAATAGCGAATATCTTTCGTTGCTGCAAAGCGGCCTAGGCCTTTGAGTTGCTTACGTAAAATTGAGAATTGCATACTATGCCCTTTTTGAGTTAACGATTATCACTATTGATAATCCTACAAAGCCCTATTACAAGGCCTTGTAAGGTATCACTATGCTTCAATCCCTAAATGCTCTCGAATAATTGACTTGATAGATTTTACTATTTCACTTTGAGAGTAAAAGTAGTAAACCTTGCGGATTGTCTCGGTATCACCGATAGCAGTGGCAAGCACCGAACCATTGTGTTGCGTTTCAAAGTGAACGTAAAAACCCCGATAATCTATGCTTTTCATGGTTACTAACCCCTTTAAAGTTGATTGATTGATTGATATGCAAAGCATACCGCATGACCTAGCACGCTAGGCCATACGCTAGGTTTTAGTCAATCCTAGACTCTACGTAAGCCTTAATACCGTGCTCATTCAATACGCTAGCAAAGGCATAGGCATACGTTTCCTTTTTTTGCAACGATTGATTGAAGTCACGTATTGACATGCTTACACCGCCATTAAATGACTTACGGCCTAAACCGTTTGCTACTAAGAACTTAGCGAACTTACTATTAGCGGGTTTGACGGTAACGCTAGCAAACCCGCAAACACCGTCACTAACGAAGTATTGACGTACAAGCCTAGAATCGTCATCTAGCGGATTTTCACGTTGTTGAACTACCATAGGTGTAACGGTAGTCATTTGAACGGCTGCATTACCCTTGTAATGCGCTTCATGATATATCGCTTCTAATTGCATACTATGCCCCTTGTGTGTTGTTGATAACTCTACTTTGCACCGTGCTAGTAAATGTCAACGATAAATATAATGCACGTATTGTGCCAATATATAAACCCCTTATTTTATTGAATTCTACAAAATAGCTATGCACCACAATAGCACAATCTACATGTAGCGTGCACCATAACTAATCACATAATCACTATAACGGTGCACCCTGTGGATAGTGTGGATAACCTAGACTTATGCACATTGCTGTTAATAACTTAGTTAAGACAACGGTAGATAGACTAGGGTTAGACTAAGTATTATTCTAAGTATATATCTATATGTGTTTAGTAGATAGTATATCTAACCGTTGACCTGGTAGCTAATGGGGCAGCATGGGGGTTTACCTCTTACCGCCCACAGCTACAGAGGTTTATCCCCTACACGCTACAGCTACACGCTAGAAAAGGGTAAGGGGTTAGACGCATACCCTAGACGCAAGTCATCACAGCTTTCGCCCCTGCAATTGGGTTTTAGGGTCTGAAAAGGCGTGCACCCCACTTCTCGCCCCCCATAAAAAAAATTAGATTTTTGGTATAGTTGCGTTGCTGGTAAGCAGTTGCCAGTGTTCCTAGTTTGTGTTTGGTTAGTCAAGACTCATGCCCTTGACTAACCTTTTTTTTGTCTATACTATGTGGTTATTGGTAGAGAGGTTAATATGATTACAGAGCTAGTGCTTGAGAGTGGTGTAAGTATGCCCAAGGCTAGGGTGGTGTACGCCTATCCTTATGAGGATATGGAGGTGGGGGACAGCTTTTGTGTGCCTCTGGAAGCCCGTGCAAAGGTTCTTAACGCTAATTACAGGGCAGGTAAGAGGTTAGGTAGGGTGTTTACTGCCAAGACTGAGGGTGAGCAGGTAAGGGTATGGAGAACGAGGTAGAGCGTGGGTACAGGGTGGCTTTGCGTAACAGTCGTATTCAATTGCAGATAGAGATGAGAAGAGCCTTGTCTTGCACTAGGAAGCTGCAGAAGATTAAGTTGGCTAAAGAATGGCAAGAGAAGTACAACCCTGTCCACTACCGAGAGTTAATAGCATGTGCCAAGAACAAGCAAGTTGCGGCAGTTATTGCCAACTGGAAAATAGATGAACTTTGATTTAAAAAAGTTTTACAAGTTCTGTTCTGAGCTCAAGATTGAGACAAAGGAAGAGGGCTTGAAGAAGATGGGTAACCTTCTGGGGACTCAGACATATGTGATGAGTGAGATACAGAAAGGTTTAGATGAAGACATCCACTTCTTTGTCATCCTCAAAGGTAGGCAACTTGGTATCACAACGATTTCGTTGGCTCTGGACTTATATTGGCAGTTCACACATCCAGGTTGGCAAGGAACACTGGTGGCTGATACAGAAGAGAACAGAGACATGTTCCGCTCAACTCTTGCTATGTACATTGAAGGTTTACCGAAAGAATATAAAATTCCATTAGTAGCCCATAACAGAAACCAAATGGTTCTGAAAAACCGTAGTAGGTTGTTTTATCAAATTGCGGGTAACAAGTCCCGTCTAGGTCAAGGTAAGGCCATCACCTATTTGCATGGCACAGAGACTGCCTCATGGGGTAACGAAGAGGGTCTAGCCTCGTTGATAGCTTCTCTTGCTGAGAAGAACCCAGAAAGGCTGTACATGTTTGAGAGTACGGCTCAAGGTTTTAATATGTTTCACGACATGTATAAGACTGCCAAGCGAGCAAAGACTCAACGTGCAATCTTCTGCGGTTGGTGGAGGAATGAGTATTACCAAGTACCCGCTGACTCCAACATCTACAAGGTGTACTGGGATGGCAAGCTGACAGGAGAAGAGAAAGAGTGTCACAAAGATATTAAGAAACTCTACGGCTACGAGATTAACTCTAGACAGATGGCGTGGTGGAGATGGAAGATGTACGAAGGTATCA